TGTTCATTAAAAACTGGGTTTTGATTTAGTTGAGTCATATCCCCAAGGTTGGGGACATCGGGGAAACGGTACTTGAGGACTGCACTTGGGAAATGCTCAATCTCCGAATACCATTGTGCCTCCCAACCAAGGGAGTGCCATGCAACGGAGGCTGCCTCGATGCCCGAACAAACGGAACCGTACCTCATGCGTTTTTGGCTTGAAGGATGCGGCCGAGCAGGGTCCAGTTGACGGACCAAGCCTTGATGGTTTCGGAACGGTCGGGGCGGGAACAGTTCACGCACTCCTTGCGGATGTGGATTTGCCAGCGGCGAAAATCGGTGGGGGTTGGTTTCATGGTTAGGGGTTTATGGTCTGGAAAAGTTGATACTTCCCGCATGGTGCGGTCTTGATTTTTATCTGCGGCCCGAATCCGTTGGACCTGCTCAGCACATACTCGCAGGCATTCCCATTGGGCCTAACCTCAATCACCCGCCACGGGCGGTCGTTGGTGCAGGAGGTCAGCAGGAATAGGAGCAGTATGCGGTGCATGGGTCAAAGATATAAACACTCTACCCACATTCAGCCAACACTCGTTGGAAATCTTCCACGGAGCGGATGACCTCGTACCTGTACCCCGCCTCCTGGACGACCACCTGCCACCACTTTTGGGATAGGGACTGCTTGCCCTTGGGGGTTTTAAATTCAAGGAACACCGCACCCTTTGGGGATAGGTAAGTCATGTCAGCAACGCCAGCGGTCAGCCCAATTCCCTTTAGGAAGAAACCGTTGGAACGGGAGCGGGGGTTGTTGAGGTTGAGGAATAGCAAACCCTGCTCGTTGGGTCGGAGCATTGCGAACAACTTGACGCAGGCGGCCTGCAAATTATATTCTTCCATCATAGGGAATGGGGTGGGTATTCGTTGGCTTTGGTAAATGGTAGGTGGCATTGTACCTCGGCGATTCCAAGCGATCCATTGCGGTTCTTGCGGACGATGACCTCCATCAAATCCGCTGGCTGGCTTTTGTCGTGTTCGTAGGGTCGGTAAACAAAGCCAATCTTGTCCGCATCAAACTCCAGTTGCCCCGTTTCCCGAAGGTCGGACATGATGGGCCGATGGTCGCTGCGTCCTTCCGTCGCACGGGATAGGGAGGAAACCACGACACCGAACACCTTCTGCCGCTTGCAGATGGCTTTGAGGGTCTTGCTGATGTTGGTCATCTGCTCAATTTTCGGCTTTGGTTTGTCAATCTTGGTGGGTTCTACAAGTTGGAGGTAGTCAAGGTAAAATCCGCAAATACCGTACTTGGTTTTGAGTTTAGCGATTTCGCCTTCTATTCGGTCCAAGTTTGCTTGGTGCAGGTCCACAATGTAGAGCGGCTTGGACTTTAGGAGGTCCGCTTTTTGTCCCAAGTCCATAAAGTCCTTGGTACTGATTCGCTCGGTGGGGTTGAGGAACGCCGCACCGTCCATTGTTGCAAGGTTAGAAAGCATCCGCTGGGTCAGTTGCTCCGCTGACATTTCGAGCGTGAAGAACACAACGGGGATGTCGGCCATGGCTTGGTTCATAGCGATTTGCAGGGCCAAGAGGGTCTTCCCCATTGCGGGCCTGCCGCCCAAGAGAATGAACTCGGTGGGCTTGAATCCCGTCAGCATTCGGTCCATTGGGCTAATATAGGTCGGGAAGATTGAATCCTTGCGCCTTCCTTCACGGACCTCGTTCATGTTAAGCAGGAACGCCTTGGCAAGTTCGTGGGCGGTGGTTTCGGAGGCGTTGGTTTCAACGGCCTGCATGGATTGATAGCGGGCAAAGGCTTTGGGGATGTCACGATCATGGGCCAACTCGTCCATGATTCTCTGCTCCTCCCTTTGCTTCCACGCTTCGTTGAGGTCGGAGGCGTACACCTTCCAGTCGGAGGTCAGGGTATTGCCGTCAAGGATGTCCACAAAGTCAGCGATGACATGGGCTTGACCGTTGTCGATGAGGTATTTGTGAACGGCTACAAGGTCAACGGGTCGCTCCGCTCGGTGCAGGGCTTCAATGGCCCTGTAAACAAGGACATGGTTTCCTGTAAACAAGCGTTCGGGGATTTGCAGAAGGAGGACCGCTCGGTTGATAAATTGGTCCATGAGGCAGGACAGGAGCCTGCGTTCAGCGGTAAGATGGTAGGGGTTCGTCATCGGTTTGGTTTAGTGGGTTGAAGGTAGCATTGCGAGGAATCACTTGGTCCTCCCATCGGGCTTGGTTGATGTAGGTGGCTGCGTGGGGAACGAATTGAATGGGAGTTTGAGAGTAAAGCCGTCCGATGTTTGCGATGGCCTTTTGTTGGTCCTCGTCCTTGAGTTTGGCGAATGCTTTGGATGCGGACTGCTTGGATGTCTTGCGAGGATAAAGGGTCCAAAATTGGTCAAACAAAATACTGCTATCCCTTTTGGGCTTTGCCATTACCCCTTCATCCTTTGCATTATCATTCTCCTTTTCATTATCATTCCCATTATCATTACTCATTAGGTTAGGGGGTGGTTCGTGGGTGGTTATGGTTTGGTTAGCCTTTGGTTTCCCGCCCTTGCAGCCGTTCTCGTATTTGCGCTGATTTGCATCCAGTTGCGGCTTTATGGATTCCCACACGGCCCGAACATACCTGCTCATTTCGGGTTCGTGTTGGTCCAGCCCATACTGCACGATGGCTTGGAATAGTTCCAACTGCTCAACTGGGTCAAGGTGTTGGATGCTCTTCAGGAATGAGCGGTAGAAGATGAATGAATCTCTCATAGGAGGTAAAAAAAAACCCTGACTGATTGCAGCAGCCAGGGCAGGGGTTAGAGAATGAACCCTTTATCGGTAGCACCATTTGGCTGCAATTTCAAATGGGCTATAGTAGTAAATGTAATCTTCGGGCAAAGTTACATTAAAACGGCAAATCTCCGTCCTGTGGTTCAAAAGCGTTGGCTGGACGGGATTCGTTCATCGGCTCCACTTTGCCGCTCAGGAACTTCTTGCCGCTCTGCCCTTCCTTGACCCATGCGGACAAGCGCATCTTGGTCCCGTCGGGGAGAATGATGTCCCCACGGTAGTCGGGGCGTTTTGGGTTGTCGCCCTTGTCGTTGGAGAACAGGGTGAAGGTGTTGGGTTGTGGTTGATAGTTGCTCATGGGTTGGGGTTGGGGTTTAGGTAAAATTGAGAATTTAATTGTTTTAAGGTGGTCAAATGGAACCCATACAAAGCAGTCCTCATGGCGGCTATGCTTTGGGTAAAGGTGTTGGTTTGCTTCGTAGTGATATACAAGGTCTTGACGATTAAAGATAAGAAAGGAATCGGCGGTTTCCTGTGCAATGTGCGTCGCCTCTCCGTAAAGCCATCCGTTAAATCCGAACACATTTGAAATTTCTAAAAGCATTTCATTATCGCAAAATTGAGCGTCGTGTCGGTTTTTTCTTTTCCTTGATTTGACATCAAAAGTGAATCGTCCGCAAAGGTAATCTATATGCTTTTTTTGCTGGTCGGTTGTGGCTTTGATACATTCCATCCCAGTTTTTTCAAAAAAAAGAATTGGAAACAAATCTTCAGCCTTTTGACCTTCAACGGTTGTTTGCGGGTGGTCTTGCATAATGGTCATCGTGTTGACTCTTGGTACATAACTACTCATGGGTTTTGGATTGGGGTTTGGTTGGGTTGAATTGAATAAGTGAGGTTTTCTTTGACGAGCCAATTTGAGGCCCGTAAATCGCTTAAGATTCGGTAGGTGGTACGAAGGTTCAGCCCAAGCACTTTGGCAAGTTCTGTGGCCCTGTATGGGCGTTGTGCGAGGTACGACACGGCGTATATGGTGGCGACCCTTCGTTGGATTTCTTTTCCTTTGGGTTTGGGCATGGTTAGGGGTTTATGGTTAGCCAGTAGTAAGACCTGTCGCTTTGCAACCACCCCGTTGCTTTGAGGTGGGTAATGATTCGGTAGGTTTGGCGGAGGGGCAAATCTACGGCCTCGGCCAATCGTTCAACACGCATCGGCTTGTTGAGCAGAAGGTACACGGCCTTGACCGTTGCGTTGCGGTTTCGGCGTTGGGAGCCTTTCTTTTGGAAGGGTTGTTCGGGCATCTTAACTGGCTTTAAAAGTCACTGCAATGCTCGGTTTTGTCCCTTTTGCGGGACATACGGGGACCGCTTCGCCCGTCGCTTCGTCGTAGACCGTTGCCTTGCCAGCGTTGCGGAAGGCCATCTTCAGCAGTTCCTCACGGATTTTTATGAGTAATTGCAGGTCACTCCATTGCTGGTCTTGCGAGTAGTCGGGAGTGAGCGACCCCTCCTTGACTTGGATTTCAGCACCGAAGGCGGAGAAGGTCTTGCCGTGCTTTTCGGCTTCGTCCCTCACAATGTCCTCGGTGGCTTTGAGGACTTGCTCCAAGGCTTTGACGACCGCCTTCAAGCGTACATGGGCGGCGATGGGGTTGACCTCTCCCTCCTGAATGCGGAGGATGAGGCCAGCGGCGATGTCGGCGATGTCCTGCTTGGATATATCCGACTTGGGGATGGTGACTAAATGATTCATGGATTTTGAGTGGTTTGTTGGGATTGGAAGAGGTCGTGCATAGACCAAACACTGCCGTTCCAAATTGATTTTGGAAGAGCGCAATAAATATCAAACATCTCTTTTCCTGAAAATTCGGTCCAATGTTCTTTGGATTGTAGGCTGTCTATTATTTTTTGACCCATTATAGGTCGTTCTTCCTTGAATTTTAGGATGGCCGCAAAGACATCGGCATTGCAGGTTTGTAGTAGGTTCATGGCTTATTTTTTAGAGAGTTGGTTTTGAATGAATTGGATGCCTTTCTCAAAGCGGGCGGGGGTCATTTGGTCCAGGTCCTTCATGAACCGCTCCTGCTGGTCGGCGGGTAACTTCTGCACCAACTTGATGAAGTCGGCTTTGAGCGTTGCGGCGGTGAGGTCGTCGTAGGCGGGAACGAGCCCAAGTTTGTCGTTGAGGTCGTTGAGGTTCTCCTGCTTGGCGATGGCCATGGACACCTCGTTCGCACTTGCGATGCTTGTTTCAATCCCGATTCCAAGGGCGGCTAACGCACGGCCAAAGGCAGAGGTTTCGCAGTTTTCTACATAACTCGTTTTGTTTATCATAGACGAGGTGCGGTCCTCATGGGCGTGGCCCGTGGCACGGATGCGGCCATCGGCATCACGGATGATGGCTTTGATGCAGCAGCGGTCGGGTTGCAGGTCAACGAGGTCGGATTCAATAGACCAACCAGCGAAGGTTGGCTCGTTGCGGAAATAGAGCAGGCGTTGGTTGACTTCAACATAGTCCTTGCCTTTGATGTTTGTGGTTTTGAATTTGTGCATGGTTTTGAGTTTAGTTGGTGATAATTGCAAGGATGAATCTGCCGAAGAATGCGATGCCGAGGCAGGCGGTCAGCACGATGTAGCCCGTGGCAAGGGCGGCTTTGAGTTTGGTTTTGGTTTCGTGGGTCATGGTTTTGTGGTTGGTTTGTAGGTCAAAGATACGGCGGTTTTTCCTTTTGCGACCATTGTAGTCATTTTTTTTATGAAACTTTTTTTTGTCCCTACACCCGATGCGGTATAAATTCCCATTTTTCGCCATATTTAGAACCTAAAGGGTATAAATTTGCATCATGACCTACCACTCCACCCGACCTGCAAAAGCCCTCACGAATGCCTTGGAGCGGCTGATGATAGCCATATCGCCCACTGACCTGGAGCAGAACCACGCCCTCCTGTGCGAGTACCGCCGTGCCTGCGAGTTGCTTGGCTACGACCCCGCCAAAGCCCAATGGGCGGGGATTCACGAAGTGTCAGCCTCGCAGTTACCCAAGGACGAAGACCACACCGTCTGCTACTATCCGCTTTTAAACCCCGAAGAATGAGAGATATTACCCACCTCGCATCCACCGAAGGCTACGACCTCACATGGATGGGCCATGTCCATGAGTTATACTACCACCAAAACATGATTCACCGCTATGACCGTTCTACCAAAACGCTCCTTC